GCTAAGGTTTGGATTGAAACTGAGTTGGAGGTCGTGACCGTTGGATAATATACGTTTATTTGTGGATCATTTTATAGTTTATTCTGAAAGCCGCAAGGCCCTCATTTTAAATTCTGGTACTGCTTTAGCATTTGAAAATAACTTACGTGATCTTGTTAATACTCAAATGAAAGAAATACTAACTGATCGCATGAAGCATTATGAAAATGTACTTCGTCTTGCTGAACCTCACAAGCATGTTAGCCCACAGTATCAACGCACTAAAGATGCTTACAATACTTTAAAAGATTTGCATAACGATATTGCTTTCTGGGGAGATAAATATGTCGAGAGAGAAGAAGCATGAACAATAATGAGATAGCTTTGGATGAGTTAAAGACTCTCTATCAATACATAAAGAACACCTCTGAGACGAACCCGCATGATGTGGTGCGTCTTGTTGTGTCTAGCTTTGTGCAAAGATTAGAGTGGGTTATTGAGAAGTTGGAGAATGAAAATGAATGACACATTCTACAGAGCAATCAAGGCACAGAAGCATCTTGATAAGTTCTATCCTGAGAGACACTGGCCTATTGGCTACACTCAGCCACCTACTAAGCAAGCTATAAAGATAGCCACCCTGTATGGTACTGGAACTCCTATCACAAAGATCATGTCTGAACTTAATTTAACTAGGGATAGTGTAATGGCAGTAGTAAGGAGGTGCAGGAGATACTCAGAGAAATGAAACATTCTGTAACACACTGTTACAATTTAATTAACGTCAACCCCTATTCTGTATGCTATAATCTATTTGAAATAGAGTTACATACAGATAACTATATATTTTATAACCAAGGAAAAACCATGAATACTAATGTATTTAATTTTGTTAACCACAATGTACATCCTCTTGATCAACTAGAAGCACCTGATATTGTTAATACAGTAATAGAAGCTAGACCTATGTTATATACCAACAGCAGTGGTTTCCATGCTACTGATCCTACACGTAGAGGTTTACATATAGTAGGCACTAACGAACCACCTATCAATGTGGTTAAGCCTAGCTACAACTTCAAGGGCGCACAGTACGGTGATCTGTATAATGCAATGGTTAACATCTGTAAGGCGGCAGGTATCAACTGTAAGGGTGCTACTGTGTCCCACCAGATGTCTGCTGATGGTGCGTTGGGTTCGATCACGATTACACTCCCTGAGTATACCATAGAGACTGCTAAGGGTGATGCCAGTGTGTTCCAGATTACTGGGCGAACATCATTCAACGGAGTATGGGCTGTTGTCCTACAGATAGGTGCAGTTCGTATGCTTTGTGTCAATGGTCAGGTGTTCATAGATAACTTCAGCATGTACAAGGCGAAGCATACTATCAGCATGAGTACTGAACATGCCCAGCGTAAGTTGGCTGCTGCCCTCAATAGCTATCAGCATGAGGCAGAGCGGTGGAAGCACTGGACTCAGAACAGTATCACTAACCGTGAGGCATTCAACGTGTTTGCTGTAGCAGCTAAATGCAGGTTCGTATTGGGCAATCCTCAACTGTCTGTCACTGAGTTGATGGCAGAGCCAGAGGTGTACCGTAACCGTGCGCTACAGTACATGTGGAACCAGTACACAACTGATGAGCAGAAGGTGCTAGGATCTACTCACTGGGCTGCGTACAATGCTATGACCCACTGGAGTACACATGCTCCTGCTGCTAAGAAGACTGCTGAAGGCAACATCCTAGCAATTAAGGCCAAGCGTACTGACCTTGTTCGAGCGGCATCCAAGTGCCTAGCAGCATAAGGTAGTAACATGCAGAACATAATTGATGTGTCGAATCATATTCTCAAGTATTCACAAGTCTATACACTAGAGGCTCCAGTGACTAATCTTGTACGTGAGGAGGCACTTCAGTTATGCCTTAGACATGGTGAGGAGTTTGTGATAAACTATATTGAAAACTACTTAACACTGGAGGAAACACATGAGTGCGACTGACACAGAGGCAGAGTTCTACTCCGCACTGGACGATTGGTGGGCACAGTTATGGGCACTACGAATAACCACAGTTACCCCATCATCAAGAGTCAAGATGAAGTTCTTTGATTTTGTCAGAGACAGGTGCGCTGAAGTAGGATGCTGGCGTATCATGGATGATGACTTGGGAAGATTGTTCAGTGACTTTTTGGATGAACTATACTGTGACTAAAATATTCATGACAGAACAAGAGTACTCTGCTTTCACTACCTCAAAGTATATGGGATTATTGTACGAGAATAAGTGTGCAATTGTTTCGTGTACTAAACAATTTAGTGGCAACAATTTGTTGGTAGAGTTTAGTGAAGCAATTGATCTTGATATTGAAAAAGATGTTTACATTCCCTTCATTAGGGAGTATAATAACTTTACCTTAAATGAAACATAGGAGTTTTATATGAACCCACCCAACATTGTAGAGGGACAGGTTTACTACCCACACTTGGTAGTTCCTAATTTGAACTATGATAAAACAGCGTCTTGGTATGAGCTATTCCTAGCTGTATCAGATGATGTCTTTGACATGTTCAAACAGGCAGGATTCTCAGATTCGTTCTTGGTTGCAGCGGGAGGTAAGAACTTTACGCCAGACCCTGTGATTAAGTTCGCTACATGGGCGCATAACTCAGACGGGACTCAGATCACACCACCTATTGTGGTTGATAAGGACAAGAACCCAACTGATGTTTCTATCGGCAACGGCTCTACCATCGCAGTCCAATGGGCTAGGAAGGAGTATGGTAAAGTAAATAAGATAGTTCGACCACAGCTACAGGCAGTTCAGATCCTCAATCTTATTGAGCGAGGTGACATTGCATCTGCTGCACCTGTGAATCTAGAATCACTAGCATTTTAAAGGAGCTACTATGAGTGAAGAGGCTAAGGGCTGGACTTTTACAGCCGACGATGGCACCTATGCTGTAGAGAAATTTACGGATGAGGGTAAGCTTGCATTCAATCTTTTGCTGGAGACAGACAAAGAGTTGAGGGCAGCACAGAAGACTGTGGCTAAACTAGACATGGCTCTCAGGGGATTCAATTCCGCTGTAGCTGGTCAGTTAACTGAAGAGATGCTGGTGGAGGATGAGAAGCCAGAGCCACTTGGATCTATGGACTAAACACAGGGGCTACGGCCCCTTTCTTTTAGGAGGAAGTCTTGACATTTGTAAAACTGCATCAGCCATGCCCTGAGTGTGGCTCAAGCGATGCTCTATCTATCAATGAAGACGGTAGTGCATTTTGTTTTTCATGTAACGACAGATTCAGCAGCAGGAAGTACACTGCATTAACAGGTGAGGAACCGTTAGGAGAAAGAGCCATTAACGTAATCAATAATGAACCGCTAACCTTTGCAGAGGAAGGCGAGTATGTTGCACTTAGGGACAGGAGTATATCGCAGGACACAGCTAAGAAGTACGGTGTTAGATGTATCACTGGCCCTGATGGATCAATAATAAAACACCTTTATCCCTACTACAAAGACAAAGAGATTGTAGCCTACAAGGAGAGAGTCCTTGGCTCTACAGGTAAAGAGAACTTCTTTACTAGAGGGGCTATCAGGGAGGCTGGTCTTTTTGGAGAACACATCTTTCAATCAGGAGGGAAGTATGTCACCTTGGTTGAAGGAGAGTGTGACGCTATGGCAGCTTACGAACTACTAGGTTCTAAGTGGCCTGTAGTAAGTATACGTTCAGGTGCTAATGGTGCAGAGCGTGATGTTAAATCCTCACTAGAGTACCTAGAAAGCTTTGACACAGTGATCATTAACTTCGATGAGGATAAGGCAGGGCGGGAAGCAGCGAAGCGTGTAGCTCGTCTACTAAAGCCTAGCAAGGCTAAGATCATGTCCCTCCCTGAAGGATTCAAAGATGCTAATGACATGCTCAAAAAGCAGGATCACAGGAACTATGTGCAAGCATGGTGGGCTTCCAAAACTTATACACCGTCTGGTGTTCTTAGTGTTTCAGAGAACAGGGATAAGTATAAGAACAGAGAGAAGGTGCAGTCATTTCCTTTTCCTTGGGAAGGTTTGAATGAGAAGCTAGAGGGCTTACGTCATGGTGAACTGATCACACTGACGGGTGGTACTGGTCTAGGCAAGTCAAGTGTTACACGCGAACTAGAACACTGGCTAATTAAAACTACACCTGACAATGTAGGAGTGATCGCACTAGAAGAAACATTCAACAGGACTGTCGATGGCATTCTTTCTATTGAAGCAAATGCCAAGCTTCACATTGACAGGATAAGAGATCAGTACACTGAAGAAGAATTAGATAAGTTCTTTGATGTGATGTACGATGGTGAGAACAACAACCGTGTCTGGATTCATGCTCACTTTGGTGCCAATGACATTGACTCTATCTTCAGCAAACTAAGGTTCATGATCATAGGCTGTAACTGTAAGTGGGTAGTCATTGACCACCTCCACATGCTTGTGTCTACCACA